CACCAGCAAATTGTTGTAAGAACAAATTCTCTTCAGTCAAATCATCGTCTGGAGAATTTATTAATTTAAAATTAAATGTTAAACAATCTTTTTCTTCGTTAAATCCAACATTACCAAATCGTATAACGCTTTCAGTAAAATCACCTTCAAGTATTCTGATATCCCATGCTTGATCATTATCAGTATCTGATGCAGGTATCATTTCATAATGTACGTTTTCGCTTACTTTATCAATATTAATCATCTTTCTTCTCAAAATATTTTTCTAAAACACCTTCTCCTGGAGAAGATTTGATTCCATGAGCCCAAGATTCTCCCCAACTCCAAAACTCATTAGGTCTCAAGCAAAAGTTGATCGTTACTCTTTCGTTTATTCCGTCAGCCTTATAATTATGCCAAGTATTTTCTAAATCTCTGACAAAACAATGCAATCTATTTTGTTTCCAAGGCACAGTTACATAATCTTCAGAGTAACGATCACTCGTCATTGTAGTTCCTTCATTTTGTTCTGATACGTATAGTGTACTTGAAAATAATTTCCATACACCATCAGTATGACTCCTTCTATAATCGAAGTTTTTGTCGAAGTAACTTAAAGTCATAGTAAACATTGGTTGATATTCAGCAATGTCTTTATAACCTAATTTAACTCTAAAATCTAGAATGTCTCGATAGTATTTTTTAGCCATAAGTTCACCGAACTCTATTGGCCATTTTGGTGATTCATTATCTAGCCACTCTGGATATCTTGCTGTCTCATCGACTATTCTAAGCTTTATAAATTTTCCAGTATAATCAAAGAACCAATTATATTTTACACATGTTCTCGATGCAATTGTAATTTTAGATTGATGCACTTTTGCATATTCAATGATTTGATCAAAATCTTCTTGATCTAACCAATCATCAATGATGAGATGATTCCATGGTTTATCGAATTGTTGGATGTTCTTACTCATCTTCTTCGATATCGATTTCTATACTACTTCCGTTGATTGAATAAGCTTGTTTTACTTGCTCTTTAAAGTTAGTTTCATCTAAGATTGGATTCCAAAACTCTATTGAGTTTGTTTCTGCTTCTCTGAATTTTTTGTCTTCAGATTCACCAGTTTTCGGATTGGTACGTACATACCATCCAGCACTAGGTTTATTAACAAACCCAAGGGCAAGACCAATATCAAGAAGACCAGACCAACGGCTGATACCACCTTCCCAAGTAACAGAGACAGGTATTTTTGACTTTTCTTTAACATAACGTGATTTCTCCACATTTATTATGAAGTCATAACCAGTGACTTCTGTTCCTTTCTTATTCTGCCTTCGACCTACAATCCAAATATTATCAGCAGAATAATAGATACCTGTACCACCACTTACAACGTCTTTTGGAAATAGACCGATTTCTTTGTAGGTGTGATTCACTGCAAGCAGTGGTACATTTTTCATTTGTAGATATGGTGTTACCATTCTAAATAAACCTTTTAGTGCTTTTGCTCTTGACATATCAGCAACTGATTTTTCATTCAATGCATCTTCTAATTCTTTCTTCGATGCTAAGTTACCAACAGAATCAATTACAACAATAACTTTATCACCTTTATCTAACTCTTCTAATTGATGAACTAAGTCAAACTTTAGCTCTTCAACATTAGTAACAGGTGTGTGTAATACTCTACTAGTATCAATACCAAAAGTTTCAAAGTAAGATTGTGGTGAACCAAACTCTGAATCATAAAACAATAATACTGCATCATCATGTTGCTTCAAATATGCAGAAGCCATAAGCAGTGCAAAACTTGTTTTAAAGTGTTTACTTGGACCAGCAAGTACTGTTAATCCTGCAGTAAGTCCTTTATCCATATCACCAGATAAAGCAACGTTTACCATAGGAACATCAGTTCGAGTAAATTCTTTTTCAGTAAAAAACTCTGATTCTGATAATACGTTTGTGAATTTAACTTTACTATTCTTTTTCAGTTTGTCCATAATTGACATTTTGGGCCACCTCTCTTTCATCTTTGTCGTAATCTTTACGATAATTGTTATTAATACGGTCTACTTCTTTTAGGAGCGACATATTTCCTTCAGCAAAATGCATAAATGCTTTTACGTCTTTTGGAAAGCATGCACCTCCATATCCTCGTTTTTTGTCATAACCAGGAACTTTCATATGAGTGTTTCCAACTCTTTCATCTGCAGCAATTGCTCTTGTAATGATATTAAAGTTAGAACCTGTCATTTGACATGCATCATATAATTGATTGAAAAATGTAACTTTAGTTGCTAAGTAGCAATTTAAAGCATATTTAACAAAACTAGCTTCTAATAAACCCATGTGATGAAATTCACATCGATTTACATTAGAATATGTTCTATACATCTCTTGTACAGACGCAGTAGATTCTCTATGACCACCTAAAATTTGATATTTAGGATTGATAAATTGCTCTTCTGCATTTTTTTCTGTAAGAAATTCTGGATTGTACACAAGCTTTTTCATCTTAGCCTGTGTTCCAGCTTTTTTAACTAATCTTTCAACAACTTCTGGTGTAATCGTTGACTTAATTACAATACCACCATCGTTATGATTTAATAATTTAAATACTGAATCATAAACTGCAGTTGCATCAATGGTTCCATCATTCATCATTGGAGTAGGAACACATATAAAACTTAAGTTAGGTTTCCATTCTACGAGATCATCTATGTTTGTATCATATTTAGGATCAACGTAAAACTTTTCAACATTAGGTACTTCAAAGCCATAATCAACTGCTCTACCTACAAAGCCATGACCTACTATACCAATTCTTAATTTATTTTTATCCATTTTTGTATACCCATTCTAAAGCTCGATCTGCTTCTCTTTCGAGCGGTCTGTTTTCATACCAATTACCCGTCTCACGATCAAGTTGTCTGCACATTTCTGCAATTTCTTTACTCGTGATAGGATATTCTCTTTTGATCGCATTACCAGCAATAGCAATCATGATTTGATACATCTTATGATACCAACCAGTTCCTGTTATTGTTCTATATTCAGTACCAAGTTGTTTAGGAAAAAAAGGACAGTCAGCATAGCTAGTCCACTTAATGTCAGTGTTGTTAAGTTGACTTTTTCTATACTCTACTACTTCTTTTCTTAATACTTCTGGTAATCGGTCTAAAAATGATTTACCTTGTTTTTCTTCATAATGGTGTTTAGCCATTAATTCGTCAGGATTTATATATCTATCTGATTCATTTATAAAGAAAAAATTATATGCTCCAGGATAAACTGCTGGAACATAAAACATTCGAGATAAGTCTTTTGTTTGCTTATCTGCTAATCCTTCTATTTCTGTATTCAATGCAAACCAAAAATGTTTGATACGATCTCGTTCAATTTCATCTGTAAGAGGAAACACAATTCTAAACTTTGGTTGTTCTGTTCTACTAGAAGCAGTAGAATATACAATATAATGATAATCACCAATGATTTCATTTAGTTTATCTTTTAACCAACCTAATGGATTTTGTGCATAGTTTTCATCAGGTTCTAATTCATCAACATCGACTGCTACCCATCTTGACCATTTTTCAACATTATCATTAGATCTTGTTGTACCTTCTTTGTACACTGCCATCGATAACAATGGTGAGGACATTGGTCCACCTTTTTGACCAGGAAGCATCGATGCTGCTTTCAATAATTTAATGAACTCATCAATGTTAGCACATTCATGTGTCTTATGAGTTTTATTATCAAAAGTATTTTTAAATACTGTTACGAAGTACATGATAAAAATCCATTTCTAATACTTTAGTTTGACCTTTCCAAGTGTTAACATAAGTATAATGTTTTACTAATTCTAATTGTTGATTATATTGATGTACTGCTTTTTTAACATCATTTCTTTCCATATTATCGATTAGTACATAATCACAATTTAAATAATTTATACAATAGTCTATATCAAGACTAGCATATTCTATAGCATGGTGACCATCTATAAAACCTAAATCAAACTTTTCTTTAAATCCAGTATCTCTTAATGATTCAGTGGTCATTTGATAGAATTTAAATCTATCACCATATTTTCCTCTAATCACATTTTGGTTACCATGTTTAGGTGATGGTCCAATTGAATGTATTTCTGATTCAGGAAATATTTCTAAAAGATATGTCGTAGAATGACCAGCATTAAAACCAATTTCCATAACTTTATATGGTACTGCGATCTGTTTAACCTCTTCAAAAATATTAAAGATTTCTTGAGACGGAGGTAAAAAACCCCAACCATCAGATCTCGGTGGTTTTAAGTGAGATAAGTCTATTTCCATTATTATATCCTATCACAAATGAATGTGATTGTACATGCTTTATATAAAAAAATCTTCTAGTGTTGCAACTTCTTTTAATTTCCATCCTATCGCTTCTGCTATCGGTTCGAGTGGTTCTAAGAAAGTTTTTTCAAACTGTAGTTCATAATCAATATAATTATCTAAACCAAATTCTTTAGGCAAACCATGAGGAAATGCAATAACGTTTTCATTAATAGGATTTGGTTTTTTCATATACGCGAATTTAATTTTGGTTCCGTTTTTAATCTCTTCGATCTGAGTCGATAATCCTTTTTCTTTTACAAGTTGATTAAACAAGATAGAACCTCTTACATGTATAGGTGTTCCTTTTGCATAACCAGGTGCAGCTCTTCGAGTAAACTTGGTTATATTACTAACACCTCGAGGAAACGCGACTTCATCGGCTGGAAGAGATTTGAAATGTTCTTCGTATCTTTCAATCTCTTTTTGCATGTCGCTTTGAGAACCAGTAAGAATAGTTTTGAATATGTCTTTAAAGTATTTTCGACATATTTGAGGAGTAGAGGATTTAACTGCTTCAATACCCATCATCTTGAGTTTAGGCTTAGCATATTGCACACCTTCAGAATTGTGCACATTAAGGATATAACGTTTCTTTGCAACCCATACACCGCGATCAGCGATAACTTCTCGTTTCATAACCATTCGATTATCTAGGCAATTGAGTTTATCGTGAAGATTTTGATAAGCATTTTCTAGAGTATCTTCTAATTCCATGCAAACACGATCAAGAAATTTAACAGGATCTTTTGGCTTACACGCTTTTACAAATGCATCCATTTTAACATAAAGAGAATCTGTATCGATTGCGACAACGTAATCTTTATCTGTTTCACATATCCTGTTTATTTCATCATTAACTGCTTTTTCTGCCCATTGAATTGCTAACTGACCAGTAAGAGTAACAGATTCAGCTACGCGTTGATCAAAATATCTGAAGTATTTGTTACCAAGTGCACCATAAAGAGAGTTCATCAAAATCTTAATCGCCATTTGATGATTATTGAGAGAATCAATTTCGTCTCTTAGTTTTTTAGTATTAGCTTTTTCATTTTCTATTTGAGCTTTGATCATTTCATTTTTGATCACTACTCTATCATCATAATATTGACGAATGATTCTTGGAATAACGCCTTCTATATCTTTTCTAAATCTTACACCAGAAGGAGCGAGAGTATAATCGCCTGTCTCTGGAAATAATCCATCAAGTGCTTTACTTACACTAATATCATTTTCATAACCATCCATCACCGTTTCAGTACTCATATTCCATTGAACGATAATATTAGGATAAAGTGAATTTAAATCGAAAGAGCATATCCAATCATGACCACCGACATGAGGTTCTTTTACATAGCCACCAGCGAATGGTGTTTTTACTTTCTCACTTTTAAATGGAACAGCGACTTTTTCTTTATTCAACATTCGATAAATGATTGAATCCCAAATGTTTGTAGTTCCAAAGGTATCGACATAATTTGCACCAGCTTTATATGCCATCGTCATAATCAAAGTAATAAGACCCAATCTCTCTTCTAAGCGATCAACAAGTTCGACATCTCGAATATTATAGTCGATAAACTTTTGATAATCTTCTTTGTATAAGTTGTTAAGAGAACCAAACTCTTCATATGATAATTTTCTTTCGTCCAATACAACATGTGCAATGTGGTCTAGACGATAAGATTCTTGTTGACCATACGTGTTTAGGCAAAACTTTTTAAATGATTTCTGATAATCAAGTATTTGTAAACCATTAATCTTACAATAAGTTACTTGTTGACCTCGATCTATGCCAGCTTCTAATCTTGGCATTATACCCCAAGGTGATAGTCTTTTCATTGATTGAGGACCAATAATTTTTGATATTCTGTTCGCGAGATATGTTAAATCGAAATATTCTACGTTCCAACCAGTAACTACATCTGGCATATATTCAGGATCATTCCAAAACTTTAGAAAGTTATCGAGCATATCAAATTCAGTATCATATTGGTGATATACAACATCATCGCGAGTTACATTATAATCTCGCATACCAAATACGTGATATTTGTTGTCCTTATTATTTTTAGTTGTAATTGAAATAAGAGGATAGTTTGCTTCTTCGGGAATAGGGAAACCTTCTTCTGATTCTACCTCGATATCGATTGTTGTAACGTTTATCTCGTCACGATTGAATTTGATTTGTTCTGGCCAAACATTCGTGATAAATTGAAAAATGAAATTATTTTGACCATGGATTTCAATGCCATCTACATGTTCATAACGTTTGATGAAGTTATTTGCTTCACTCATCGTTTCGAATGTAATTGGTTCTACGTTTTTACCGTAAATTGATTTCCATTCTGATTGAACTGATGAATTAACAGGATATAATACAGGTTTGAAAGGTATTCTTTCGATGTGTCTTCTACCATCTTTATAACCACGAAGCAAGATAGTATTTGCTTGACGTTCGACACTTGTATAATATTTCATAGTCCCTATTCTACCACAAGTAAAATTAAAAGTACATTAATCAATGATAAAAAGATTTGGTTGCTCCGCATATTTGTCTGGTAATAAATGATCTATTGTTACTCCTAACGATTTGGAGTAAATTTGAGTTACTGGTGCAGATGAATTATCTGTTAATAAGTTTTTCCTTCCATCTTTTGGCCACAATCTTTTCCATTCTCTTGAAATTTTTTCTATGTAACCCATAGGTCCACCAGCAAAAGTGTTCCAGTTCTTTTCTACAATAAACCATTTCATATAGTCTTTAAATTTATTGCTTATTGAATAACATTCCATTGCAATTCCTGGCATCCATATTGCATAGTTCGTCATTCTTTTGAAATCGCTTCTAAATTTTTCTTCATCTGTTAGATAAGCATCATGTTCCATAATAATAAATCGTTCTTGCTCTTCTTTTAACATGAGTTTTAAATGACTTACAACAACTGCTTTTTCTATTTCTGTCCAATCTCTATCTCCACTTCTTATTACTTGATGAGGCCAAAAAGAAAATTTAAGTCCTTCTATTTCAATCATAGGACCTACTCCCCATTGATCGACTTCATCGATCCAAACGAGATCTTTTGGTTTAGTGCATTGAATAGGAATAATCTCTATCAAATCTTCTACACATTTAAAAGATTCTATAGACATTTTAGAGTATGCGACGGATACTGGATTATCAAAATCCATAATCATGTATGCTTTCATAATATTCCAAGTGTGGCAGCCAAACAACTGCCTGACTGCCACGTGCTTTTATCTTATAATACTGTTGTTAAAAACCAATAAGGTAGTGAAGCAATCACGCCACAAATGACGCCTGATTGTACATACCCTACAGTTTCAGTATCAAGACGTTGCAGTCTTTTCTGAAGTGTTTTCATTAATTATCTCCTCGTAATTGTCATGTTTTTTAATTTCAATACTACGAGGACGCTGATCTTCTGGGACGACTACTTTCAATTTGATGACCAGTATTCCATCCACTAGATCGGCTCCAACTACTTGTGTGTACTCGGACAGCCTAAAGACACGCTTGAATTTTTTCGTTGAGATACCTCTATGAATAAATTCTCGGCCTCTAGTTTGATGCTCACCTGTTACGGTAAGGGTTCTATCCTTCACGTCAACATTCAACTCATCTTGAGAGAAACCAGCAACGGCTAACTCAATATGATAATCATCATCTGTGTATTTGACAATGTTGTGTGGGGGATAGTTATCTTTTGCTTGTTTCGCAGCCATATCTACTTCTGCTAAGAAATGATCAAAGCCAACAAAACTTGCGCGTGGAAATAAGCTTCTAACGCCTGTCATATTTACCTCCTAAGTTTAAGCAAGGTTAGTGTATACCCGGACCACCCGGCATATACAATACTATATATACGTTTTTGGGTTTGTAGGACCCTCAATTCCAAAAGAAATTGCTAATCGAGTTTCTAAAGGTTCGATATAGTGATACGTACCTCTTGGAATCCATAACAACTGGTCTGGTTCAAATACTCTTTCCCAAAACTTTTCTGCTTTATCTAAATCTGATTTTGGGTTAAATGTATCTTCTGGCGATTGTAGAGTATTATGAACAGGTGAAACTGGAACAGTTGGTTTCCACAATGATAATTTCACCCTACCTAAAACTTGTAAATATACCACGTCCATTCTATCGCGGTGTATTTTAAAACTTTCTGCATCTGCAGTAAAACTTCCAAACCCTATTGCTGTAACATGATTCTTATGAAATGTAGTCCGCATACGAGCTAATAATTCTTTAAACCATGGAGGTATAGAATCTCTACGTTCTAAGTGTCTCAATTCTATTGCGTTTTGCTTATACTTATATACTTTAAGCTTTTTCTTTTGCTCACCATTAAGGTCATCTTTTGGGTGTCCTTCTATAAGTTTAACCCAATCTATAAAAGAAAAGTCTTTGACTCTGTTTATTTTGCCAAAGAAATGAGGCTTTCCTGCTCTAACATCGTCTAAGAAGTTACTGTTTACTGCCGATGTTGTATTTTGCACAAAGTTCCCATTCATCTTTTTCTTTAAAAGCTATCACTTTAATTTGTCGCAATGGAGCAACTGGTTGAAGCTGCTCTTGGTTTTGAACTGTAACTAATCCCCAATCACTAAGTAAAGTTGCAATACTATTTCTACGTGCAATATCACCCTCTTCTAGGTTTGCTTTACGCCCATCTAACAAGAATAGTTCTTTAAAATGTACTATGAAATATCTGCCTTGTTTATGAAGTATATGACATGATTGAAATAATTTGTTACCTTGTCTTGAGGCTACACCGATACGTGTAAGTGTTTCACGTACCTTTAGGAAATCGTCTGGTTCGTTTAGTATGACTTCCAGCATTGAAGCTGGTGTCCATTCAACTATTTGTTCTTCGTCCACCTTTATCCACCTTTTGTTTTATTTGTTTTAATTGCTCGGAACTGAGGAGAGGGAGTGCCTGTCTGGCCTTTTCATTACTATATCCATAATACTCCATAATCACCTCAATGTCCTCGCTGGTTTCAGGTTTGATCCATTTCGAGAATCTTTTTCTTTGTCTGATTATATTTATATAAAATTCGTATTGTAAACGATTATCAAGATGATGATACTGATTCATGATATTAGCATAAGCAATTGTATCTTGGAAATAAGAAAGCGTACGATTTACAAGAAATGGATTATAAGCTTTCTCATCAATATCATCTTTCATGATATTTTTCTTTGTCCAGTTTATACTATTTAGATAGTCGAATGGGTTCATGTAAAAATCTCGCGTTCATTGCTATGCATGTTCTTTTCGCTTCTTCGTTTATTGCAGGTAAAACACCATGCACTAAAGATGAATCAAACAATACAAACATATTTGGTTTTGGTTCTATTTCAATATCAGGGTTTTGCAAAACTAAACTTCCACACCCTTCATCTGCAACTAAGTAATATATGGCCGATACTCTTTGATGTGGTCCTTCATGATGATGCATTGCTGTACCTTCACCATTTTCGTAATCTAATCCCCATATGTCACCATTGACTTTATATCTGCCGTTCATCATTTCTGATATTTTTTCTGAAAATACGTTTCTACAATTATCAAAGGTATCTTCATTAAACTTGTAAGGCTGATATATTTTACAGTATGCAGTATTTAATCTAATGCTTGTTTTAGATTGTTCTTTTGATGCTTTTTCTCTGATTTTAGCTATTAAGAAATCTCTATCTTCTAGTTCTAACTCAGCTGTAGCTAAAAAAGGATCTTTATTTAAAATTAACATTTGCCATTACTTCCGTTAAACAAGCAACAACATTTAATTCATGATCAGCAACAAAGGCATTCTTGTACTGATAATCAGCAAGTATAAGTACGAGTTGAGGTACACTTGCAGCTTCAACTTTGTCATTCATACGATCATATAATGCTCTAAATATTGCACTTGCATCAGTATCTATGTTATTTGCGACCCATGTTCTCATCTTTTTAAAGTCTTTTGATTTTAAGAAAGCAAATAGATCGTCATAATTAGATGTTGTGTGTAAAGCATCTAAACTCAATGTGCCACTGATTGAGTTACGTTGACATTCATTTATGATTCTACGCCAATCTGGTGCGTATTTCATAATCAGTTCAATCAATACTTTTTTGTTAAACTCAACGTTTTCTGTTTGTAGTATAAACTCTAATCGACTAAGAAACTTTTCTGCAAGAGGAACCATATCTTTTTTAGAAGTATTAAACTCATAGACACCACATCGAGAATGAAGTGGTTCAATGATACGATTCTTAAAGTTACACGTTAGAATGAATCGACAGTTATCAGAAAATTCTTCGATAAATCCACGAAGAGCTGGTTGGGTCGATTGAGGATTAAGATAATCTGCTTCGTCTAGAATGACGACTTTGTAACCACCAGATAGTGATACAGATGAAGCAAACTGTTTGATCTTTCCGCGAAGAGTATCGATATTACCTTCTTCGGAACCATTGATAATAATATAATCAAGATCAAGTTCATTACATATTGCTTTTGCTACTGTTGTTTTACCTAGACCTGCTGTACCAGTAAACAACATATTTGGTATTTCACCATTAGCAACAATCTTGGAAAAAGTATTTTGTAATTGATCTGGTAAGATACATTCTTGGATTGTTTTAGGTCGATATTTCTCGACCCATAAAAAGTCTTTTGACATTTTTCACCTTATTCATAATATAAAAATAAAGGGAGGCCGAAGCCTCCCATTCATTATTCAGCAGATGCTTCAGCTCTGTTTGCTTCACAAACTTGAACCAATTGCACTGCTTGGTCTCGTAGTTGACCAATTGTAGTCAACTCTTCACCGCGGAAACCACCACGTTGAACAACTGTATCAATCACAGCAATTACTGATCTTGACACTCTGTTCGATAGATCATATACTTGATCATGATTTTTTTCTGCTTTTTTGTCAGCCATTTTAACCTCCGAAGGTTGAGTGTTTTTCTAGCGCTATAAAATATTCAACAGAATCTTCTACTTTCTTAAATCTCGATATATTACGAGAAGATAGTTCAACTTCGTAATCACCAGGAATAAGTTTTAGATTGTCTGTTAGAATATAAACTTTAAAGTTGTCACTTTTGTATTCACCATCAACATCGATTGAAAAGATGTTTGATGTGGAATTTTTTGCATCAGCTACTGCGATGTTGAGAACACCATCAACAACTGATACACATATTTCAGAATGACTTAGCACAGATGCAGCTTTCTTAAGTTTATTCAGTACATTATTCTGTAAAGTAAACTTCACATCTGCTTCTGGCATTTCAATATTCTTTTCTGTAGAAGTAAGCATTTCAGGATCGGAAAAGAAATACTTAACACGAGATCTTCCAGCTGAATCACCAATAAAGACATAGTTGTCTTCAAACTTAAGTCTTGGTCCATCAACCAAGTTAAGTACACTGAGAAATTCATTGAGATCATATATGCCGACTTGTTGAGGAAATTCAACGTCGACTGTTGCAGCGCTCATAACATTTTTAGCTTCTGCAACTGTCTTTAGAACATTACCAGGTTTAATCACTAAGTTAGGATTAATGGTAGCAAAGTTCTTTAAGACATCTAGGGTTTTTTCAGATAGTTCCATAATATAGCTCCAAGTTCAATTATATCCATTCTACCACAAGTAACAGTTATTGTACATGCAATCATGCTACTTTTTTCATCTTACTGAAGTTTTTCTCTTTTACAAATTCTATTTTGTTTGAGAATTTTCCATCGAGTAAATCACCTTTGTGGCTAATAACAAATACATTCGTATTGTCATCAAGTGAATTTAGTATTTTCATTAAATTTTCTACTCCGTCTCCATCCAAAGATGAATCAAACGTTTCGTCAAGTATTAATAAGTTTGTAGCAACACTGTTTTTCATCTTAGCTATCATTCTCCAAGTAAACAGCAATGCTAAGTCAATTCTTTGTTTCTCACCTTCTGAGAATGAATCATAAGTAAATTCATCTCTATGTCTTGATTGTATAGTTTCTTGGAAACTTTCATCAATATTAAATGACACAAAGAAATCGAGTATTTGTAAGTATTGATTGATTAACTGATTCATTACAGGTAGATACTGTTTAATGATTTTAGTTTTAATACCTGTATCTCTAAGTAGTTCAACAATTACACTATTATATTGCGACTCATCATTAAGCTTTATTTTTTCTGTGACATAATCTTCTTTTTCTTTCATATAATCACTAAGCTCATTGTTCGCTTTTGCTAAGTCAGCATTATCAGTATTCATAGAGCTGATTTCTTTTTGAATATCATCAATAGATGAGTGTAATCTTGTAATAGAATGAGTATTACTATGAATAGTTTTTTGATGATTTCTTATTTCTTCTAACTTCGAATATAGATCTGCTTGTTCCTCTTTAAGCATATCAAACTGTGCAGTTGCTTCATCAATTCCTTTTTGTAATTCTTTTGCTCGATCTTTGGATTTTTGTAATTGTAGTTCTTTTACTTCAGTAGAAATCTCTTGTTCACATGATGGACAGTTTTCATTCTCTTCATAAAACTTAGCATTCTTTACCACAGCTCTCATTTCTGTTTTGAATTGAGTGTTGTATTCGTTTATTTTAGCTAACTTATCTTCTACTGATTTACTTTTTTCTAGCGTAAGAGGTTCCGTCTCATCAACGATACTACTGAGAGATTCATTTTCACGGTGAAGATCTCCGATCTCGTTACGTAGCTTCTCAATCGATCTATTCTTGCTTTCTTTGAGGTCCTCATTAATTTGCGTGATGTCTCTAAGGTACTTTCTTTGTGATTCGATCTTGGTCGAAATGATGTCAAGTTTGTGTCCATTTTCTTTAATCCTATCTTTTAGCAATGATATTTTTTCTTTGATTAGCATATTCATCTTAGAGAAAATACCAATGTCAAGTAAATCTTCTATAATCTCTCTGCGATGACCTGGTTGTAATTGCATGAATGGAACAAACGATGATGAACCAAGTACAACAATTTGGTGAAATGATTTGTGATTAAGTTTAAGTATGTTTTGTTCGAGTATTTTTTGATATTCTTTAGAATGAGAATCTTGGTTAACCATTTTATCGTTTTTCCATATCTCAAACTTATTTGGTTTAATTCCTCTCATAACACGATAAGAGTTACTACCAATATCAAAAGTAATGTCGACAAGTGTTCCTTTTCCATTCACAGAATTTATCATTTGTGGTTTTTTGATTTTTCTATGAGGAACACCAAATAAAGCAAAAGATAGAGCATCAAGCATAGTAGATTTACCTGCTCCATTTTGTCCAACTATAAGTGTGCTTTTGTTTTCTGTGAAATCGATTTCGGTGAAATTATCACCAGTGCTCAAGAAGTTCTTGAACCTTAAGGTCTTAAACGTTATCATAATCTATTTGTTTTTTATTTGTTTCAATCTGCTCTTTGCTTTTTTAAGCGTAGGAACAATTTCATTATATACTATAGTCTTATTTTCATTATAGCCAACAATTCTATACTTTACAGTTTCATTTTCAAAGTATGCTGGTATAATTTCATAATCACTATCTTTCATCAAAAGATCTCCAATGATTGGGCTTCAAGCATAAGATTTTTAACTTGTGCTTTTAGTTTATCTTTATCTAAATCTGTTTCAACAGCATCTATATATGTGCTTAACAAGGTGTCTGTATCATCTAACTTAATTGATTCATCTTCAACATTTGTACCAATAAATTCATTAAAGTTTTCTGCAATCTTCAGCTCATGTATATTTCTGTTTTGTATTCTATCAATTAATGTATCAAATACAAATGAATCTTTTTTGTTTACTACAATAACTTTAACAAACTTTTCATTTAAATAATCTAGGTCCATGTTCATATAATCATAATCACCTGAATCATCATAATAGATCTTTTCAAATAATCTTAATGGACTTCTAACTGGTGTAAGTTCACGCGTTTCTGTATCAAATATGTGAAAGTATTTTGGATCATCACAATCGTTCCAGAAAAATTCCATTTGAGAACCTAAATATGTAATATTTCCCTTTGTAGATTTAGTATGAAAGTGGCCAGACAATACCATCTCGAAACGAGAAAATATGTCTGGCTCCATTCCATGGGTGCAAGGGATTCCTTTGTGCATTTCAAAACCTGTTAATTCTAAGTGAGCACCCACTATATCAGCATCACAAGTCTTTAAGAAATGCATTATTTGATCTTCGTTTTCTGAATTAATCCATGGTAATAGTGCCATTTTCATACCATCATAATCCATTACCTTTGGATCCATTATAAGATTTATTTCATTCATATAATGACCAAGTAATTCTTTTAATGAGTTTAGATCATTTGTGTTTTTATAATATACGTCATGGTTACCAGGAATAAGATCCATCGTAATACCATATTCTCTTAGTTTAGACAAAAACACTTGGCGATGGTGATTTAGTCCTTTGATAGAAATAAAACGACGATTATCAAAGTAATCACCTAAGTGAACAATGTGTTTGATATTATTCTCATTCATGTATGGAAAGAATACGTCTGTATAAAACTTTCCTTGATGGTCTAAGAATATGTCTGATGAATTACGTATACACGCGTGTGTATCGTTAAGTATTGCGAATTTCAATTATAAAAACTCCGTTAAGTCTGAGTCAGCATAAACTGTTCTTTTCTTTCTTTTCTTTTTTTCAACAGTAGCAAATGATTTTACTGCTGCATCTGTATCTTTTACTCGATCGATTCTTTCTTTTAACCCTTCGACAAAAGATCTAACCTGTTCATTGTTCTGATCACTACCCTCTTCAATAAACTCTTCGATGTCCATTTGAGATAGGTACTTCAACTTAATATCTTGTTGTTTCTTTTCTTTTGCTATCCTTCTTAAAAAAGCATACCAAGTAATCTGTGTAAAATAGGCAAAAGCATTTGCTTTACCTGTTCGTGTAGCAGCTTCAATATTATAATTCTCAATAACTTTCAAACAGTTTTCAACTGCATCCATCACCATTTCTTCTCTATAAGTGTATCTTACAAAATTAGATTTGTGCGATAAACCTTCTGCGATCTTTAAAAAAGATTCTGCAATATAATCTGGAACAATTGGTACTTTCGCTTTTGCTTTTTTTGCTTTTCTTACTTCTAATACGTAATCACATACTGCAGTAGAAAAATCATTGTTATTTACATAATGAAGATTAGGTTTTCTTGCCATAATATATTCCTTTAATGTTAACCATTATACCACAGTTAAATCTTTTTTTACATAAAAATATTTTTTCGTCTAGGCATGTACAAATTCTAATTTTTGTGATAGAATAATACTGTATCCCACAGAGAAGAGAATACCCTAGTGAATTGTATCATCATCTTTCTTTTTGAAAATACTAATTACATTATCGGGATTTTCTTCACTTAAATCTAATGTACGTTTTTCTTTCTTTTTAACTGTAGTAGGTTTTTTCTTTTCAAGTTTTTTTAATTGTTCTTTTACTGTTTCAAGATCTTGTTTAAATTTCTCTCGCGCCATAATTTTAGAATCGTATACTTCACCCATTTGTTTTATTCCTACAATGTATTGGTCTAAAAGAAGTGGAGATGGTTGACATTCTGCTACAATCATTTCACTCTTTAAGAATGTTGGATTTTCTGCATCTTCACCATATACCATCCATGGATTAAGTGAGTAATATCTATATGGTTCTTCGTCTGGATCCATGTCTACTACTTTTAATTGTAGTGCCATACACGATTTTACATGCATATCAAATTCGCCAGAATATTGTTCGAAGCTTTCGTCGACGACTTCGCAAATTATTTCTTCACCGTTGATAAGTTTTAATTGTCTTATGTCTTTCATATTTTTACTTCGAAAATTTTATGTTTAAACTGTTCTTTATTATATATTTTTACTCTTTCGGCACAGTGTTGAAGTGTAAAGTTTTGTCGACTGTGCCAGTGTAAATCATCTGCTATATCATATAGAGTTGTATCGCGTCCATCATCGCTCTTTCTTAATCCTCTACCTATACTTTGTAATACTCTGATTTGTGATTTTGAAGGTGAGGCAAATACAATATTATGAAGGTTTTTAATATTTATACCTGTGCTAAACGTCCCGAGCGAAGCAATGACAATAGCATTCTTTTGTTTTTCTATAATTTTACGTATGGCTTCTCTATCAGAAGTATCTGTTTCTCCTGATACGTAGTATACTTTATTCTTTGATTTTTCCTCAATCATATCAAATAGTACTTTCCCGTGTTTTTCAACGTATTGAAAGAGTACAAGCGTGTTTCCTTCCTGGGTCGTCGCGAGTTTCGTGATGAATTTATTACGAGGTTCATGTTGTACAATCCAATCGATCTCTTCTTGATATGTTCTATTACCAAAGTCTTGTCTTATCTCGTTATCATACTTAAGCATAATGATTTTGATATCGAGATCTGCTAATGTTTTGTTTTCTTGTAAGTCTTTTGTTGTTATAACCTTTTTAACAGGACCAAATAATCCTGTTAGTACTAATCTATTGACTTGTGTACCATCGAGAGTACCTGTTGTTCCATATCGATATTCTGCTTCAGTGCATTTATTCATTATTGATGATAATGATTTCGCTTTAAATCCATGACACTCGTCACCAAACACACATCCAAATTGTTCGAACCAATCTTTCTTTAGTTTGTATATTGACTGCCATGTAGATATAATCACTCGTTTGTCTGTTACTTTATCTTTACCAGAATAAATGATATGACATTCGTTATCTGCATCAAATCCATAAGATTTAAAATCATTAAACATCTGCTCGACGAGCGACGTCGTTGGAACGATAACGAGAATATTGTCGTCGTGACTGTCTAAATACCAACGTAGTAGTGTATAAATGATAAGTGATTTACCTGAACCCGTAGGTGATTGTAATACACCTCTCTTATGTACAATACCATAAGCAACAGCATCATATTGATAATCTCGTATCTCCCATGGAAGATTGAGACTATTGATATACTTCATTAGATCTAAGTGATTTATGCTGTTTTTGGTATTTGGAAGACCATAGGTATCGTCTTCTCTCATGGTTAATGTATAACCACGATTCATGCAGAAATCTTTTAATTTAAGATATAAACCTGCATTCAATTCGTTTGTAAGTCTATTGAATAAACGAATCTTTCCATCCCATAGTTTTTTACGATATAAGGGTTGGAATTTATATCCTGGAGCAAAGAATGAGAAATGTTCTGAAAGCTCCTGATTTATTCCAGGCTCGCAATCAACATATAACATACTATTGTTCTTTAGCGTAATTTGTAAATTATCCGCCACTCTCGAATTTTCTCCACTCGATAATATTCTTAATGTTTTGATGACGCCATGTCAAACTAGAAATGATGTCCATTAATGTATCTATTACCGTTCTATAGTAAGTAAGTCTCTCTTCTGATTTTCTTATTTCAGGATCTGTATCATAATAATGATCCATTTCACCTTTTAATATTTTTAATCCATTAAATGGGTCTGGATTCCATCCTTTTTCTTTCAATTCCTCTTCAGAAAGTTTACCATTATACCAGAGCCACTTATCTTTAAGCAAAGCTTTTTGTTCGCCTTCAACTTGTTTTAAACTAAGTTTGGCGTCTGTAAGAAGTTTAAGGTATTTAGCGTGTAAGATTGGTGTGTTTAAAGAAGTTTCATCTAATCGCATCTTATCGATTTTGCAATCAACTTCCCACATTTCATGTAGTTCTTTTAAATTCATAATATAAAAAATAAAGTTATAACGGTACCATTATACCACAATGGCTGGAAAAATACACCTATATTATATCCCAATAGTCAAATCTAAAATCAACTGTAAATGTAATTGCTGGAGTATCACCCGCAGTGGTCTCTAAAGATACTGTACTTAGGTTAGTTGGAAATGCTCCATAATATTTAATCTGTTTGTTTTGATTGTTGTGGCTGCTGAGAACAATGACAGTCAAATCACCCATAATAGGTATATTTGTACTGTCATTGAGTGTTCTCTTGTCTTTTATTGGCTTTTCAACCATACGCTCGAGCCAATTATATAACTCTGAGTATGATGCCATATTTTCATCCATTAGCACAGTAAAGTTTACAGGTGGAAATGTTAATTTATCGCCTGGAAAAAATACATCGGCTCTTCTAAAAGGAACCTGTGCTGGATTAATATCAACTCCTGGATGTGCAACTGATTGAGCAAAAAATTCAAAGTTTGGATAATTTTCTCTATCAATAATTACTCTAAATCCTGTAGGTTGTAATAAGCTAACTGTACTTATTTTATCTACGCTTGGAGATACAGAAGTTGTTTTGTTTGTTTGAATTGCCATATAGACTATTTATATGTTTTTACTTCTCGTTTACAAACTCATTTAATTGTTTTGCAACAGCAATAACATCTTCGGCATTAACTGTTCTTAGTGGAAGATCTTTTTTGTTTTCGTTATTACTATTCCATTCAAAAATGGTTTGATATTCTCTATCAATGTTAGCAGTTAACATATCTTGAGCTTGTGATAATAGATCGGCTCGGATTTCGAACCCTGATTTTGATTGTGACATTTTTGTCTCCTGTGTTTGTGTGTGTAAAAAATAGAGGGGGTCTTTCGACCCCCTCTGTACCTCCGTACAAAAACTTCGGTAGAATTATCTATACCTAAATTAGGTTAAGATATTGTCTACTCTGAAGATTCTGTAGTATTGGTTAGTTCTAACAGCAGCTAGACCGTCAGTAGGTGTTGAACCTACAAATGGGTTTGATACCATTCCGTAACGAGTCTTAAACCCGATACGTGGTTGGAAGGTATCCTCAGCAACTGCTCTGACCATTTGTAATGGAACATATGGGCAGTAGAACACGCCAGCATCATAAGGATTAGATCCTTTGAAACCAACGTTAGCATAGTCGGCAGTAGCATATGGGTCAATGTAGACCTTAATGCGACCGTTTAATGTACCAGCAAAAGTATTACCAGTATCATCAACGTTAAGAGCTGTGCTCATAGCTGGTGTGTAGTCAAGCATACCAGAAGCAGCTAAAGCAGTAGCAACGTCTGATGAACAGATAACTACGTTACCTTTTCCTCTACGTGTATCTTTAGCGATTTGGTTAGCTTCACGATCCAACTGAACAACTAGACCTTTGAATTTTTCAGCTGACCATCTACCATCAGCGTCTGATGCCATATTGAATATACCATCAATTGCGACGTTAGCAGTAGTAGCACCTAGTTTTGCTTGAGAGTTAAGAGTTCTGATAACTTCTCTATTGATTTCAGCAAGGATTTCAGTAGAAAGAATGTTAGCAAGCTCAGTCTCAGCGTCTAGGCCGTGGATAGCTTTAAGGTCTTGAGCAAGTTCTAAGCTGTAGTCAGCTCTTAGTGCTCTTGATTTCGCGGTTACAGTTTGCTTTTCAATGGTGAAACCCATTTGCTGAATAGCAGTAGCACCTGATGAACCTAAAGCTTCAGCTTTAGCAGTTGCCATACCACCAGCAGCATGTGCTGCAGAGATGTCAGAGTCAGCAATTGTGCCGTCTCCGTCACCATCAGAGATACCTTCTAGACCTGAAACATTATCAGAGTCATGAGTACCAGCTGAATCACCAGAGAATCTGGTGTCTGCTTCGTTGAACAGAGCTTCTCTTGAAGATGTTGAACCGCTTTGATATCTTGATTTCATCGCAAAGATTAAGCCTGTAGGACCAGTCATTGGTTGTACGCCACAGACATCATAAGCGATAAGGTTAGGCATTGCACGTCTAACAAGTGAGATCAATACAGGATCCCATGTTCCGATGCTGCTAGTAGCGTTAGCTGGTGCAGCTTCAGTAATGAAACCTTGTTCTTGAGCTCTTTGCTCACGCAATGCTTTTTCTTGGTTCTCTAGAACCACGGCTGTAACAGCCTTACGATGAT